GTAGGAAAGGTAGGTTTTTATGGGGTATCTGTATTTAGCAAAGAATAATACTACAGGAAAGATGTATGTAGGAAAGACTACTAGAGATTTCAATAGAAGGATTGCTGAACATATGAGAGATGCTAGTAAAGGTAGTACCACACCTTTTCATGAAGCATTGAGAGAGTATGGTCCTGAAGCATTCACCTTTGAGATAGTAGAATGTGAGGATAATATCTTATCTAATGCTGAAGCCACACTAATAAAACAAAATACTAATGGCTATAATAACCATACTCCTAGTGTAAGTGGATGTTTTATTGGTGCTAAAATCGATGAAGAAATGAAAGATATGTATAATAAAGTTGTAGATAGTATTAGTGGTGATAGAAATAAACTTATAGTAGGTTATGGTTTAGAGTTTATATCAGAGTTTCTTGAAGGAGATAAAGACCTAACCAACTATATGATGAATAGAAAAGATTATATTTTACCGCCGGCCGAAAAAACAATACAGTAATAAACTATCCTCACTATTAGATGAAGGAGTATTTATGTTAGAACAAGAACTAAAAGCACTAAAAAGAGAGTGTCTGAAGTACACAGAGATGATGTTAGCAAGCGACTTGATTAGTGATAGGCAGGCTTTCGGTATCAAGAAGTCATTTGAAGTATCTGATAAAGGTGATGCTACTCTAGCAATAAATAACTGTGTAGCAGTATTGGAGGCTTTGAACCAGATATATGAGACCTATGCGATTGCGTTTGGCAAGAAAAAGGCTGGTGCTAGGATTATTACTTTTCAGTAGTGTTGCTTATGGTCAGCCGTATGGACAAGAACGCTACTTTGTCAATAGTAATGATGCTCCTACTGCTAATGATGTATTTTATGGGACGTCGGTAAGACAGCCTTACTTAGAAAATAGAAGTTTATGGGACTATAATAATGCCAGCAAAGAACAAATCACAAACAGGCCACAAACAAATACGAGATTACAAGAGATTGAAAGACCAGATGATACCTGGCAAAGGTGGCCGTCCAGGCAAAGCCGCTGAAATCAAGAATGCTGTGCTGCGGATAACAGAAGATAAGTTGAGATTAGCTGATTTAGGTGTGCCACAAGATGTAATATTCTTACAGAACTCAGATTTAGCCAACTACATCTGTGCCAAGACCAACAACTTGGCTGATATCATAGACGGTTTGGTGGATGAGTTTAGGAAAGAAGGCTGCGGTGCTCGAACGAAGTGCGACATTGCCAACCTGCTAGTGAACAGAGTTCTTGGCCCCGCTAACAAACCAGTGTTCCAGTCAGATTTAGGAACGGATGGTATGATAGTGGTCAAGTGGGGCACTCATAAGGAAGTAGAAAAGGCTTTCATTGAAGCACAAACACAGATTACAGAAGAGGTAAAGGATGGATTACAAGATTAGACGATGTTATCATTGTGGAAGATTTGTTGGTGAAGATAAGTGGCATAGAAAGTACTTCGGCCCTTCTTGCTTATGTAAACAGTGTTCTAGTATATTAGCATACTTTAGAAATAAAAAAAATCCAGAACGAAAAAGAGAGATTTGTAACAGAAGTAGAGAGAAAAATAGACAAAAAGTTAGAGAATACAATAGAAGATATAGAAAAGAACGCTCTGATTTAGTACTTGCTAACACAAGAAAAAGACAACTAACAACTCGTGGATGTATTCCTGAAGATGCTAATCTAAATAATATAAAAATGTTTTACACAGTAGCCAAACAGATGTCTGAGAGTGGTTGTAAATATGAAGTAGACCACATTATACCTATAAGTAGAGGTGGTCTTCATCATGAAAATAACTTACAAATATTACCTGAACATATAAATAGACAAAAAAGGAACAGTATAGACGATAGTATAGTTGGTCTTAGATTGGAGGATGTGTTTGCCACAAGAAATCGAAATACCATATATACCGCATAAGTTTCAAGAGGAGATACACAACGGTCTGAAGCGTTTCAATGTTGTCGTTACTCACCGAAGATTTGGCAAAACTTATTGTATGGTAAATGAATGTATCAAACGTGCTTTGATGTGTACTTTACCTTCACCAAGGGTAGCATACATAGCACCTCTTTATAGACAAGCGAGAGACGTTGCTTGGGATTATTTCAAACGATTTACAAAAACAATACCTGGAGTAAAGTATAACGAAAATAGGTTAGAGATACTACTACCATATAATGATGCTAAGATAACACTTCAAGGTGGAGACACACCAGACAGTCTTCGTGGTATCTACTTGGATTGGTGTGTTATAGATGAAACAGCAAACATTCGACCATCATTGTGGGGTGAAGTAATACGACCAGCACTGGCGGATAGAAAAGGTGGAGTAGTATTCTGTGGTACACCACAAGGTAAAAATCTGTTTTACAAACTGTATAAGGAAGCATTGGAAGACCCAGCAAACTGGTCTATGTTCTTATTCAGAGCATCTGAAACAGGTATATTGGATGAAGAAGAGTTGTTGGCGGCCAGGAAAAATATGTCCGCTGATGCTTATGAACAAGAGTTCCAATGTTCATTCGATGCTTCACTTGAAGGAGCCTACTATGCTCACCAGATACAAATGGCTGAAGAGCAGAACAGGATTTGTGATTTAGCCTGGCTACCTGAGCAACCTGTGTATACAGCATGGGATTTAGGTATGTCAGATGACACTTCGATTTGGTTCTATCAGAAAGTTCATGGTGGAACTATCCGTTTTATAGATTATTATGAGGATAGAGGTAAAGGTTTACCTTTCTATGCTAATGTAATACATAATAAAGCCTATACTTACCATTCGCATTTCGCACCACACGACATTTCAGTTAGAGAGTTAGGCACAGGTAAGAGCAGAATAGAAGTAGCAGCACAGTTAGGTATACCTTTCAAGGTTGTCCGTAAGATACCACTACAAGATGGTATTGAATGTGTTCGTTTTACGATGCCGAAGTGCTGGTTCAATGCTCGCAAATGCGAGAAAGGACTGGAAGCACTACGGTCTTATAGACGAGATTACAACGAGAAACTGTCTACCTACAAGTCCAATCCTACACACGACTGGTCTTCGCACGCCGCTGACAGTTTCAGATACTTCGCAATATCATATCGTGATGAAGAACTGACACCAGATGGTATGTGGAAAAGAAACCAGACTGGTGTAGAAAACAAGTATGCTAAGAACCGTCCGTTAGGTTCAAAGAAACCATACACACAAAGTCATCCTATGGTTGTAGGTGCTGGATTACCTGATGTAAAGTGGGAGAGATAATATGGGGCACATTTATTCATTGTTGAACAAGATAAATGGCAAGAGATACATAGGACAGACTGCTAGAAATATAAGAAGAAGATTATCTCAGCATTATTGTTATGTCAAAACTGGCTCAACTCAAGCAATACATCACGCCATTCGAAAATATGGACCTGAAGCATTCTATCTTCAAACTTGGGAAGTTCCAGATGAACAACTTGATAAAGCAGAGATTGCTATAATCAAACAGTTTGATACACAAACACCTAATGGATATAATCTTACTTCTGGTGGTTCTGGTACACCAAATCACAAGGGGCAAGTTGCTTGGAATAAAGGTATAAAAGCAACTGAAGTACAAAAGAAGAAAATGTCCGAAGCAAAAAAAGGACATATTCCTTGGAATAAAGGGCTGAAAGGTGCTCAAGTATCATGGAGAAAAGATAAAAAGTTTGGGCCACAATCAGAAGAAACTAAACAAAAAAGAGCAGAAAGTATGAAAATATGTTGGGCTAACAGAACTGAAGAAGAGAAAAAACTTTTAGGTAAAAAGATATCAAAGGGGAAAACAAAATGAGCATTGTGCCCAGGACTTCTTTGAATGGACAGGCCGTCCTTATAGTAGGGGATGTAGATAACCCCGAAGGTGTAGTAGAACTACTTGCTGATGAAGGATACTTGATAACGGCCCAGGCCGTGTGGGACCCAGACACAAATGAATGGGTACCGATGGTTCAGCCTACAATCGAAGCAACCATCAGCGGTGCCGAAATAAACATTGAACCAGAAAAAGTATATAATGATAGTAAGATTGAGTATGATAGTGATGGTAATGCTATCTATGCTGGTGAGAATGAAGTAATGAATGCTTCTGAAAGTGCTACAGATTGGGTATTATACAAAATGTATTATGATGTAAGTGGTAATACCACACAAATCAAAAGTCGTGTAGGCAGTTGGGAAAGTCGCACGGCATCTTGGGAGTAAAACTATGGCGATAACTATACCAGCAAACATGAGAAGTATCCTGAAGGATGCTATTGCTGATGATGGATACCTTCAGATAAGGTTAGAAAGTACTGGTTCTGGTACTGGCGGTACTGGTGTATCTGACCATGGTTTGCTCACTGGATTATCTGATGATGACCATACACAGTATCTTACACAGGCTAGGGGAGATGCTAGATACTACACGGAAAGTGAAATAGATGGTTTACTGTCAGGTCTTTCGCCCGACCATGGGGCACTGACAGGTCTTGGAGACGATGACCACACTCAATACTTCAATACAGCGAGAGGTGATGCTCGTTATTCGTTGCTTCTTCATACACACGATGAAAGATACTACACTGAAATAGAAATAGACCAGATGATTGGTACTGAACTTCCTGCTGGTGTAGCAAGTATTAGTGGTAGTGTTGACCGCATTACAATAACTTTCG